AACTGGTGTCATCTCTCGTAGCTAAGCGTAACAAGATGCGACTATCACAAGAAGCATTAGCGTTTAAGATAGGATGTGCCGATAGCTTGATAGGTAAATGGGAAAGATACGAACGTTTACCTTCAGGTTTTATGCTTATAGATTGGATTGAAGCACTAGATTGTAAGCTAAAAGTTCAATGAGAAAATGTGATGTGTGCAACGTAAGCACTAGATATTTTACGAAAGTAAAGAGCAGTCGAACTTTCTTTGTCTGCTTTACATGCAAGGAGAAATCAGGATGGCAAGCACGGCTAGCAGAAAAGGAACATATCATGAGAACTTCTTCGTTAAACTCTTCCAATCGTGGAAGATCAAAGCCAAACGTCAGCCTCTTTCTGGAGCGTTGGGAGGGGAATATAAAGGCGACCTTGTCCTCGAACTCAACGGAGAAAAAATAATTACGGAAATAAAATATCGAAAGAGTAGTAGCTTTCCTTCACCATTCACAACCATGGTGAATAGGGATGCAGTGATCTACAAACGTGGTGGAAATGATGAGCCAAGATGGGTTATGTTTCTATCAGAAGAAACTGTCAAACGATTATGGAGAACCAAATGACATGTCATTCCAAAATATTCAAGGCATCTTAGACGCTGATGTAGGTGACTCACTTGCTAAGCTAGTGTTGTTAGTCATCAATCATCATGCAAACAAGGACACCATGCGTGCCTTCCCATCTATTAAAACGATTGCACTTAAGTCAGGGTTAAGTGATCGTACTGTCATACGTAAACTAGAATACCTAGTGACTAAGAAATATTTAAGACGACAACGACAAGGAAAAAATCAAGTCAACATATATATAGTAGGGAAGTGTCAGCCTGTCACCCCGGAAGTGACAGCGTGTCATGTCGGTGGTGTCACAGTGTCACCCGAACCTACTATTAACCAACCATATAACCAAGGGGTCAGCAAAAATGAATCAACTAGTTCAATCTCAAGCAGTAAGAAGTCTTATGGCTTCGACTCCAAAGGAAATAGAAAGCAAAATTCTTTCTTCTATGGAATCAATTCTAAACTTTAAAGAAAGATTACACGGAGACTTTAGCTTGCGTAGCTACGAGTTATTAGATACACCCACACCTGAGCAAATAACTAAAGCTAAAAAGCTAATGACTTTTGCTATGACATCTATGCCTCTCAAAGATATGGAACAAGAGTTACTAAAATGTATGATGGTAATGGTTAAGCCATCTAAAGAATCACAACAAGACATAGCAATGCGTATTAAATTAATTGCTATTGGACTACAAGATTACCCTGCTGATATATTTATGCACTCAGTTAAGCAGGTATCTAAGACTAAAACATTCTTTCCTGCACTAGCAGAGTTCAGAATGGCAGGTGACTGGCGACATCACAAACGTTTGATGTTGTTAGAAATGGTACAAAACTACAAGAAAAGATAAGAAACTACTAGTAATAGGTGCAGTTATGCAGTAATATAAATCAAAGGGAGAACCACAATGACAAACAGCAGCATGATAACATTAACACCACCAGTCCGAGAACCAAATTGGAGAATGGGATTCATAGGTGGGTCAGATGCAGTCAAGATAATGCAAGGAGATTGGTATGCATTATGGATGCAGAAGACAGGGATAGGTCAGCCTGATGATCTGTCAAATCAATTCAACGTACAGCTTGGTACATACACAGAAGATTTTAACTTAGCATGGTTCGAAAGAAGTTATGGTGTTGAAGTCTTAGCTTGGCAACCTGAATACAAAAAAACTATTCAAGGTATACCATTCAAAGCTACACTTGATGGTGTAATACCTGATCCAGAGAGTCTTGATAAAGATCGTTACATTGGTGTCGAGTGTAAACATACAAGCTCATTCAAAAAGTTTGATGATATTCTTTTGTATTACTCACCTCAGATACAGCTATACATGAAAGTTGCTAACATTAGTCACATGTATTTATCAGTTATCTTTGGCAATCAATGGGAATGTAAACTTGTTAGTCAAGATGATGCAGAATGGTTACGTATGCTTCCAATCCTTAAAGATTTTTGGAGACATGTCGTGCAAAAAAAGCCACCCAAAGCACAGATGCCAAACGAAATGCCTGACAACGTAAGCCTGTTTACCTTAGACGGATTAGTTACAAGAGATGCAAGCCAAGACAATCACTTTCGTATGCTTGAAGACCTATACATACAAGACTTTACTAAAGCAAAAGAATTTGATGGGATAAAAAAAGAAATCAAAAGTCTAATTAAACCTAATGAACGAGAAGTATACACCGATCGTTTAAGCATCAAGAAGAATAAACGTGGTGCATTAACTATTAGCATTAAGGAGGAAATAAATGAGTAGAGATTCAAGCGATTACTTAGATGATGCTTGCGAAGAAATGCTTGGTCACACTAACTGGGCATATGCAGACAAGTCTGACTACGAAAAGATAACAAGCACACGAAATGGTGATAGCCCACACAGTGACAGGATACATTCTATTGTTGTGTTCTACAATGAGGAGGATACCAATGTCTAAGTATTACCATATCGATTCGTATGCTAACAAGCATAGCAAATGGTCAGATTACCATGAAAAAAATAGTCATGTATACGATCTATTCTGCAAGTATACATTCCAAGTCATTAACTCAGGAGCTAAGCATTGCTCGCCTTGGTTAATCATTGGTCGCATCCGTTGGGAAACTGCGATCAAGACAACTGATGTTGATTTCAAAATCAACAACGATTACATAGCTTTTTACTCAAGGCTATTCATGCATTTGAATCCATCACATGACGGATTCTTTCACACTAAGCCAATGAAAGGCGAATAATAAAATGGAACAAAATAAAAATGGGGCCAAGCCCACAACAAACTCAACCCCTAATGTCAAAGTGGGAGAACACAAGACACCTGAGCCTAACAAAAATGTTGTACCTTGTAAATCCTTTAATCAAGCAATGACTAAATTTCAACAGCTTGCAATCAAAGCTACCAAAGATAGCACTAACCCTTTCTTTAAGAGTGCATACGCTGACCTCAGCTCTGTAATTGCAGCAGTAGGACAATCATCACAGTTCGGACTATCATTCACACAGATAATAGACTATGAAAATTCAGTGTTGACAGATGCAGAGTATAAGCAATACATGTATCGTGATTTATTTCTTGAAACTATTGTATCACATGACGTGGATGAGAAAACATTAACAAGTCGCTATCCAATTATCGTAGCTGATAACAAAAAAACTGACCCTCAAGCTATGGGATCAGCGATTACTTACGCAAAACGATACGCACTTCAAGCTATCTATGGGCTAGGCACTGACGATGATGATGGAAACTCAGCATCAGGCAAAGTATTATCAGGCTTGCCAACAATAAGTACAAAAACATCTGACGCAAAATCAACACGAGGAGGTTTCTAAATGAATGACGAAAAGCAGTATGACGACACAGACAGAGGTGCAATGTTTCCACCAAGAGAAAACAATGTGCTTGTTGGGCAAGGTAAGCTCAACAGTAATGGTGCAGAAGAGTATCACGTTATGGTTAAAGCTACCTTACCATCAGGCAAAATCATACGTGAAATATATAAGAAGGTCGGTGTCTTGTTTGAGAATGACAATGCTAATCCTAAAGCACCACACTTATCAGGTGACTATGAAGGTAGACGTTTAGCAGTATGGTTTGCTACCTCACAGGCAGGCAAGGACTACATGGATTTAAAGCTAGGCGACAAGACTCCTATGGCTTCATCAACTCCTAGCTATGACGGGCCTAACGAATATCAAAACGCTAAGCAAGGAGTAGCACCAGTAGGACAAATAGTAGATCAAGTCATTAACAATGTGATAGATGGGCCTGATGGTGTCGATGAAATCCCTTTTTAATACGCATAGCGTAAATGATATTGCCGTGTCGTTGCAATCATCGACTGGTAAAATCAAAAAACTATTAAAGTTCCATGACGTTCCTTACATTAAAGTTGGACATCAGTGGAGAGTTAGGCAAGAATCATACGAATTATTTATAGATAAATTAAAGGAGTAATTTTATGGGCTTGTCACATCTATCGAGATACATAGAAGTATGTATTGTAAAGCCTTGCCGATCAAGAAAAAAACGTAAGCCAATATTAAACATAGTGTTGTGCATTGCTACAGTCTTAGCAATCACACACTTAATAACATAAGGAGAACACAAATGGCAAGACCAACAATAGCCGTACACCACACTCAATGTTCTGATTGTGGAAAAGATATGCCACCTGTAAAACATAAAAGACCTTTCGCAAAAATGTGTCATGACTGTAGAGGTGAGAAGATAGGAGTAAAGGGTGACCTAAGCAGCATAACAGAAGATTTAAAAAGACAACACGCTCTGTCAGGCATGGATAAAATCTTTGCAAGAGAAGACTGGAGCTTCTTAAACCTTGGTAATAAACAAAACTTAATAATGCATAAAGCAAGAAAGTTCGGGTGACTTTCGTTTACGAAAGTTGCCCTTAACTACAATCAACAGGAAATAAAATGGATGAACATGAATGTTCCACTTGCAATAAAAAATTTTATTTAGATGAGACTGGCACTCCTGATGAGTGCCCTCAATGTGAAAGTAATAACTACGAATGGAAGAAAGGAAAATACAATGAACAGAAATAACGCTTGGGTTATACAACAATGGGTAGATATAGACAAAGAGTATGTAGACATATGGTCTAGACCCACACGTGATCTCTATCCTTTAGATAAAAATGGTGATTTCATGTGCAACAAAGACACCTTAGATATAGGTGAGCTTGAAACTCAAAAAGAAATGCATCGATTGCTTATCCAACATTTATGTTATGGATACAATCTAAATCAATTTAACAAAAAATATAAGCTAGAGTTTAGCTATCGAGTCCAGTATGAATACATAGAAGAAGGACACTCGTATCCATACAGCTTAACACACATACCTAAAAGTGATAATGAACATTACTTCTCTAGTAATCCTTTACGATAACCTTGGGTTCTGTCGTAAGTCAAACTCTCTTTGCGACCATAGGGTATATAGGAACAATGCACCCATCCTGTATTCCCTCCCTTATAACACTCTAATATAAGTTGATCGAACTCAAGGTTGTCTTCTATCCACTCAGCCAAATCATAATTAGATATCCCGGGAATCTCAAAGTCTGCTGCCTGACCTTTAGCATGTTGAGATGTGATGTTAGACCCTATAGCCACGCACAATTCAGGAGATCGGTAGCCACTAGACACTAAGAACGCACCATATTCATCACGTAATGGTTGCAGTATATTCATAGCCAACGCACCTAGATTGTAAATGTCATCAGCCATTGGGTTGTTAGGTATTCCTTTACGATCAGCAGTAGAACTCTTAAGCATTTCAGCTAAGCTAAAGTTTTTTGATAGCATCATTTAGTTAATCCTTTATGTTTTTCAAAAGTTCTAAGTCCCCCCAATCCGAGCATGCCCATAAGCACAGTCATAAGCGATCCCATATCAAAGGTAGGTAACTCAGGTATGATAACACCTAAGTACGCACATAAAAATAAAA